AGGTTCATCGACCGACGCGCTGAGCTGAGCTGGTAGCCTGCGGTAGGCCGCATGCCACAACGCTCAAACGCTTCTTCAATCAAGTCGTCGATCGAAAGATTGAAGTCGGTCGTACCTGAAGTTGCCATTTAGTCGCAGCTTCCGCCCATGCGCATCTTCTTGACGCCCTTCATGGCCATGCGCTTGTGCTGGTTAACAGCACCGCCGTTTTTCATGCGCACAGGACCCGTCGTCTTGCTTGTTTCACTCAACATTTTGTTGGCAGGGCCCGATGTAACCGCCCCGCCACCCCGTGTTGCACAACCCATTCCACGTCCGGCCATGATTATTTCCCCTTCTTCATAACTTTGCCACCCATTTTCATGCCGTGTTTGGCTCCGGGCATCATCGATCCATCAGGCATTTTGTGCATAGCACGACCCTTGGCATCCGATGTTTTCTTTTTCATAGCACGACCCATTTTATCGGCCATGCCACCCTTTTCATAACCTTTCATCATGATTTCTTTACTCCTTTTGCAGTTTTTGCAGACTCTCTAAAGGCTTGCGCCGTTGGAGCACCCTTGGTTCCAGGTTTGCGCATCTTTTCGCCCGATCCGGCAGCGATTCGTTTGCGTTTAGCTTGGATATTTGCATAAAGCCCAGGCTTAGTGGCCATCTTCAAGATCCTTTTTTGGCGAGGGCATCAATCTTTGCTTCAAGGCGCTCAAAGCCTGAGTCAAAGCGTTCCATGATCTTTTCAAGATCCTGTTTAACTTCTGCACGAGTGATGTGATCACGAGCTATCTCCTCTCGTGTTCGATTCAGGAGGATCTGAATACGTCGTTGTTCATCCGAAGCTTGCTTAAGCATGAACATCACCAGAGCCACCAAAAACGATGTGATTAGGTTCCAAACCAGCGTACTCGTTTCCATTCAACATTTCCATCGACGTCTTGCTTGCCGAATACGGCTGTTGGGGTCTTTGGCTGCTTCAGGATACATCTTCATCTGACCTGCTGAACGAGCACAAAACGATTTTCGGCGTTTGGCTTCCGCAGGGCTCGGATTATCCGTTGTCACAGCCGTCTTAAGCTTGCTGCCAGGATTGGCTGCGCGATAGGCCTTGACGCCTTTTTGCGTCATGCCCGCGCCTTGCTTCGTCGGCCTGAAGTTTCCACTCTTGACCGACGTTGCAATGCCCATGCCCTTCTTAGCCATTTACTGCGCAGCCCCGCCTTGAAAGAGCAGTGTTACGCTGGTGACTTCAGCATTAGCTACGTCAATGAACACACCTGTGTCAAACAGGATGCCCATATCGGGGATGATAAGGTCACTGGCCCCTGCTGAGGCTGGGGTGTTGATCGTGATCAACGCCGTACCAGAAGAGGTTGTGCCGTTTTTTAAAGAAAACGATGAGGCCGTAGCGGTGTTGGTGAAGTAAATTCCCACCACTCGTGTACGGCCCGCAATCGCGTGCGCATCGGCAGTCTTGGTGACTGCCTGAATATTACTGGAGCTCATAAGAGCCTCCTATTAGGAAGCTTGCGTGAACGTTACGCCCGCAGCAACCGCACAGTAAGCATAAGCAAACCAACTTGTGCCATCGCAATACAGCTCAACGCGATCACCCGCAACGGCCTGCGCGTCCACAAAACTGATTGTGTCATCTGCGGTGCCCGTGTCGCCAGCAGCGCCAGAAGCCGGATAAGCTTGGCCCTTAATGATGTTAGCGCTTGAAGCCGTGACGATCGTGTAGCTCGCGCCAGAAGGAGCGGTCTTAACGATGAACGTATAGCGAAGTCCAGCAGAAGGAGTAGGCAGCGTAGTTGCGAACTCTGTGGCGGCGTTCAAGAAAAAGGTTCTGCCTGACTGTGCCGCGGTCAACGTGCTTGCTGCGGTCAGTTCAGTGGTTGCGGTTGCGCCGGTTACGTTGCCGGTTACGTTGCCGGTTACGTTACCTGTAAGGTCGCCAACGAAGCCGTTGGTTGAAGTAACTGGACCGCTAAAGGTTGTATTAGCCATTATAACTATCCTCTACATGCGATATCGGCGTATTAGTCTGCATGTACGTCAGCCGGGACTGTCTAATACGCCGGAGCTGACCCCGGAATGCACACACTATAGCGGATAACACACAAAATAAAAAGGGGCCTTTCGGCCCCTTTTTGCATGCTTGGAAATCAGGCTGCGCCTGGACTTCCAAAAATGCCCCGTGGGTCGCTGAAGCCAAACGAGTATCTTTCTCTCGCTTTGTACCTAACGTTCCCTGTGGAAAAGTCGCCTTCGAACCCGGTACGCATTGCTACACGTTCAAACATCTTCATGCCGTTAGGAGCATCCGTCTTGATGAAGTACGCATCCGGATCGGTCAAGAAGTGGTTAACCACGTAGCCTTGCGGCACCATGCCCATGTTCTTGATGGCATTGATGTCGTTGTCTGCCGTACCAACACGCAGCGTGGACTTCATGATGCGATCAGCCGTAAACATGAGTTCTTTCGGGATGATCAACTTCAGACCCTGAACAGCGATCTTCAGGCCACGTTCGTCGGTGAACGCTGCGATGTCAATCAAAGCCTGCTCAAGTGAGGTTTCCGAAAGGTCAGCAGGCGTTGCAAGCTCGTTTGCAAGATCAGGACCACTCAAGGTGGGGTGATCCAAAGCACACAAGGGCTTGCCGTCACCGCCAAGCGAGGTGGTGAACGCGCCGTTCAACACGGCAGCAGCTTTGATCTGCTTGGTCTGTGCCATGGAGCGGGCCAATGCCTTGGTGTAACGCGCTGCCAAGCGGTCATAGAGGTTGTCCTCTACGGCCTCTTCGGTCAGCGAGAAAGCCAGTGCAATGGTTTCATGGGTGTAGCGAGCGGTGTAGACCTCTTGCGCTTGGTCGTATGCAACGCCAGCACCTTCAGTCTTGACCGGAGCCTCGCCAAACCCTGACTCCATCACCTCTTCTTCAAACGCACGATCAGAGGATTCAACAGCATAAATCTGCAAATGCTCGTTTTCGTAGTTTTTGTACTCAAGGCCAAAAAGAGCATTGAGCCCAGGCTCAAGTTCTTTGACCAGTTGTGCGCGGGAAATTGCCATGACTTAGCTCCTTTACTGGCCAGCAACACCGGCACTGCCGTACAGGTGCTCGTTGATTTTTACAACAACCACAGCGTAGTTGCCCAGCTCGTTTCCAGGAACCTCGTACAGGCCAACTAGCTTTAAATTAAGCGTTGCTGACGTTGCAATGGTCGAAGAATCAAGCTCCATGGTGGAAACACCTGTGGTGGTGTTGCCTGTGCTGCCGGTGGTGACATCAGCGTTTTTGCCGAAATCGGCTTGCTCGATGTCCTCATCGGCCTGGATGATGAACAACTGGCTGGGATCATCAATCACGTCGGCAATAATCTTGCCCTGCGTGATGTTGGTGTTCGCCGGATAGTAGTTCTTCCAGGTAGGCTTTTGCGTGGTGGGGTCGTTATAAAAACAACCGTTAAACACGCCAACTGCTGCCGTATTGGTTCCTGCTACAAACTTGATGATGTATCCGTCTTTCAACGTGACGAGGTCACCCTGAAAAATGGACGTGTTGTAGTTGTCCTCAATTTGATAACCGTACTGCTTCTGAGCACCAGTAGCCGACAGATTACCAAGAGGACGCAGACCAAAGGCTTTATCTACGTTAGCCATTTGTCGATCCTTTTAAAAAGATTAGGTTTCAGCCGTAGGTCGGCTGCCGAACGTCGTGCGAGAGCGCCGCTCCGGTGAAGTAATCCGCATGCTGTCGTGCGCATTGGATTTCAACAACTCGTTATCGATCGCTCTTTGTTGGTCTCGGGCTCGGTTTTGGTAATACGCATTGCGCTCGGCCACGGTCTCTTCAGGGATACGTGCAAGGACCACGGCCCCGACACTAATCACACCGGCATGGCGTCCGTCTTCAACCGTGGGGGCTACAAAATCAGGATGTTCATCCGCACGCACGAGTTCATAACCTTCGCGCAGCTTTGAAGAAATATTCATCCGATCATCTTGGCCCATGGTCTCACGACGAATCCAGCGGTTTTTAAATCCTGGAGGAGCGGGAGGAGCGTCTAATCTTGAAGGAGGGGCCCAGGGTTTACGGCGCGCAGTTTTATCACGCGTCATTGCTGCGCGGGACTCACGGCGTAGTTTCGGCACTTCAGGAGTGTCGGTAATTTGCTCGTTTTCCATGACTTATTCCTTCACGTACTTTGCGTATTCCTCAAGCGGAACACCCAGCTTTTTGGCAATTGCGACTTGACTCGGGGTCAGTTTCACAGTGCGGCGTGCAGATGTATTAATCCCGGATGATCGAGAAGCAGGAGCAACCGTTTGCACGGGTCGGTTGACTGAACGACTCATACTACCAGATTGAAACTTGTGTGGGAAGTTGTCTCGAATTCGACGATCTAGCTCATGGTAATACTCGTCGCTTTGGGGATGAAAACCCTCTTGCGTTACCAGCTGGATATGAATACCACGGGCAGCGGCGGTCATGGCGACGTCTCTACCAAACCACTCGTTTCTCTCGGCCCAATCTTCTGCACGTGGGTCAATCTGTGCTTGCTGTTGAGCCTGCTGCGCCTGTAGGGCAAGTTGCTGCTGATGCTGTGCCCAGGCTTGTTGTTGTGCAGCAAGCCGTTGCTCAGCTTGGGGCCTGCTTGCTTCTGCTTCGCGAACACGTTGTTGCTCTAGTAATATTGCAGTTAAACGCTCTTGGGCCTCGGTCTCTGTATCAATATCACCCTCTTCCCTAGCCTTTTTGATAATCTGTTTAAGAGCTAAAGCTTGGGTTTCAATGCGTCCTTTGGCCTCTCCGATCCTAGCTCCATCCACATGGACCAGTTGTTGCTCGGCTTGAGCCATACGAGTTTGGACTTGCCTTGCATATTCAATAGCCGCTTGCTCTCGGCGCTCGGTCTCACGAAGACGCGCGGTTAACTTATCAATACGCTTTTGAACCTTGTCGCCATATTGATCAAGGTCGGCGCTGGTTGTTTGATGTGTTTGAACAGCAGGCGGTTCCTGCTTTTCAATCTGCTCTGCGGTGCCGTCCTCACTAATAGCGACGGTAGCAGGCTGCTCATTTTCACCAATATTAAATTCTAATTGCTCATTAGCCATGGTTGTTCCTTACATGTGGACAATATCTTGCGGATCATTAATAACACCGAGCACTTCATCATCGTTAATGAAGCGAATCTCGCCGCCATCAATAGGAATACGGGCACCGGCATAGCGACCGAAAATAATCCAATCACCTTCCTTGCACCACGGTCCGTCAGGGAACTTTTCCTGATCAAAATAAGCCAAAGGCCCAAGATTCAACACATAACCCACCGTGGTTGCAATCTGCGTACGCTTTTGGGTTTCTTCCGATAAGGCAATGCCGCCTTTGGTTTTTTGTGCGCCGCGATACGGCAAGATAGCAATCCGCCATCCCGTAGGTCTTGGCAACCGATGAAGCACAGAATCTTCGATCAATTGCGGATCAAAGTTCCCTTCCTTATCGTAAGCATCGTCCAACGCGGGCTTGCGTTGGGCTTCTTGCTCTTGCCACTTTTGTTCCAATGCCGTTAATGCCATCAGAGATTCTCCTCTCGCTCGTTTAAAAGATCTTTGACCGTGACTTCAACAAGCTTGAGTGCCTCTAAGCGACCCATCAG